AGATCCCCACGCTAACTTTGTCGTCCCTTATAGAAACATGATTTTTCAGAGCATTGCTTTGGCATATTGTGAATCAATAAGAGCAGAATACCTTTTCATGGGGATCCAAAATGGGGATGATGAAGGATTTTGGGATTGCAGGGAACCTTACTATAAAACCCTTAATGATTTAACATCTCAAAATGATCTTTGTGTCACCAAGGTCCTTACCCCGTTTTTGAAGATGACAAAGGTGGATGAAATCAAGTTAGGAATGGAACTGGGGGTTCCCTTTGAGGATACATGGACATGCTATGCAGGGGGATCGAAACCATGTGGAGTATGTCATAGTTGTGTGGAACGAATCAATGCGTTTAAGAGTTTAGGAATGGAGGATCCGTTAAATGGAAATTGAGTTTACTGATAAAGACCTTAAGTTCACTGACAGGGACCTTTGGAACCTGGATATCACTTTATCAAAAATCATAATCCAAGGGTTAAAGCAGTTCAAGGAACTCAAAGATCCAGCTTATCCTGTTAATGACGAAATCCATAACAGAGAGGAATGGGAAGCTAAACTGGATATTATGATAAAGACGTTTGAAAGAATTTGTGATGATGATATTAGCACCGAGAAGGATAAGTTCATAGATGAGGGACTCACGGTGTTCGCAAAGTACTTTAGGGCACTTTGGACATAAAAAATGGGAGGTGGATCCCATTTTTAATAAAAAGGGGTGGTATTTTTGACTGGAATGGCTATAATATATATTCATAGGGGGATGGAAGGGACGTACAAAACCACTAAAAAGAAAAAATGGGAGGTGGATCCCATTTTTAATAAAAAGGGGTGGTAAAAATCTTAAAAATCCGTATAATATATATCATAAGGTTAATAGAGGGAATTGAAAATGATTTACATTGAAGAAAACGAACCAACCGAAATCGATATGCTCCTGGATGAATGGAGAGAAGCTGTTTGCAATCACAACCGTAGAAGAGCCAACGACCTTGAGGATATCCTGATTTGCAGAGGGTTCGATGAAGAGTGCTTGGTTGATGAAAGAATCATGCTTGAAACCGAATCCGAGTGGGATATGGATGACGAACCCCACATGCATCGCGAACGCCGTTACTACCACTAATTTAAAATAGTTTTATCCAAGGGTTCCCAAAAGGGGAACCTAAATACTATTATAACAAGAGGAAATATATGCTTCAACTTATTAACATGAAATCCACTGAATTTGAACCAATGGATGAATATGCCTTGATAACCCCGGACCCTGTTGAAACCGATGAAACGTCCTCCGGGGGAATAATCCTGTACCACCAAAAATCAGTTATTATGAGACCGTGTGCGGGGACCGTGGTAGCGTGTGGAAATAAGTGCGACAATATCATGGCAGGGGATTACGTAGTGTTCCCGGATACCGATGGGATTGAAGTCAAATTTCTTGACAGCACTGAAACAAAAACATTTTTGCTTTTAAGGTATGCCTCCATTATAGGGGTTAGAAAATGTTAACCGATATATCGGAAAAGCTCAACAAGATCTCGGAGAAGTTTGCAGAGAAACTGGATAACGCCCGGGAACTTGTTGCATGTGGAGATGAGCTAGAGGGACAAGCCAATGAAGTTATAAGCGAGGTTAAGTCCCTCCCGGTTGGTGAGTATCGCTTTAACCTGGATTTGCTCCCTCAGATTCTCAACCTTGAGAATATGATGACTGATGTAAAATACATCAGGACCACGCTTCAAGAAAATTCAGAGTTAGGGAGACGACTCCTTAAGGTTATTTCCACTGAACTGGAAATCGAACCCAACGCTGAGTTATTAGCATCATACTCCGAACTGTCCCAAACAATAACTGAGAATATGAAGTTGTTTTTGGCTTGTTATAGGGATATATCCCATATCCTTATAAATATAGCAAAACTAACAAGGGAAGCTCAAAAGGACGTTAAGGGGTCTCAGAATATCCAGGTGAACATTTCGAGCCCTTCCAACGAAGTCCTTAACACTGCGGACCTTATCAAACAGCTATCAGAGTTAAAAGGAGAATAAATGAATTACTTTGAGAATTGTCCGGGGGATGGATGTAAGTGTAAGTGTGATCACTTTATCGTCCTTCAGGATTTTTGGTTAGCACACATCGAACTCAAAAAGGGACAGATCATTCATGGTCCTGTTTCCCCTAGATGGGTTCAACTGGGACTCGTAACTGGATACAATCCTACCAAGGAAACAGCTGAGAAAGCTGCGAAGGAGGTTGTTGAAATGACCGAAGCGCTCTCTGATCCGGATATTGTTGTTGCAACGGACGCAATCCAGGATAAACCTGTCCCAGTTAAGAAGGGTCGTAAAAAGACCCCGGACTGTCCAGACTGCACTTTAGTAAAACCTGAACCATCAGCTATTTTGGTTGCTGAACTTGAAAATCCAAAAGCATAAACTATATCTCTATATAGGGAGAGTTCTGGGTGGAATTGACTGCGGTTTAATAGGCGTTCTATTCACTTCATGGTTAGTCCCTACTATAGGACAAAATGGGGTCGCTGTATCCCATTTTGGTTTCAATGTAGCGTCGGCTTTGGTCTCCTTGATCTTTGCTACGTCCTTTATTATAAGAATCACCGCTGAAAAACCCTACCTGTTTTTATGGGGAATGGTTTTTGGTTCCATTATAGATATAGGAATCCTCTTCATCCCGGATGTTAACCCATGGCTTGTTGTGTTGTCCGGGAATATCTTTGCATGTGGATGTGGAATGGGGTTTTTCTTTGCTAGAAACGCTTTGATAAATCGTAAAATCCAAGGGGACGAGTTAACCCAGCTTAACAATGTCCTTATGAGTATTGTAACGATTTTTGGAATGGTGGGGATAGCGATTAGTCCTCTTTTAACCCCTAGTATAATGAGTATTGCTTATTGTTGTGTGGTGTTGTTGGTATTGTCTGTCCCTATCAATTTCCTCCAAATCAGAGAGCTGTTAAAACTCCCGGATATTGAGAAACCTTAAGGGTTACGATTCCCAGCCAAACGGGTCTTTTTCATCAGTGTTGTATATAGGTTTAAGGATCTTTTCATCTAAATTAGGTTCCTTATATTCTTTAACATTATTCGCTTCTTTAACCTCAGCCTCATAATCCTGTTCATCGCTCTGCTTAAGGAGGGTTTCAAAATACCCGTCCAAAGCGTCGTAGTTATCCATTTTGTTATGTAAGTCGCTGTGTGATTCCACCTCCAAGGTATTAACGAGGTCAGCGGGTTCAGTTTCATCGTGGGCTTTGAACTCATGGACTCTGAGGGTCAGTTTGAATGCAGATTTGGCGTCGGAGTATGCCCATAGGTTGTTCATACCTGGGACGAGGTGTTCCACGTCTGTGACTTCAAAGATTTGATTGCTGGGCAGGACTATTAGGGAGGACATCATTTTTTCGATGGACAACCCGTACCTTGCAACTTCGTAAGCACTGATGAAAACTTCTGTGCTATTAAAGTTATTGAAACCAAAATCGCTAAACATATAGTCCCCACGATCAATGTCGTCAGGACTAGCAGGTAAAAGGTGGACATCAAAAATATCTTGATTATTAGTTTTAATACTGCTCCAATCCCCAAAAACCACTTCATCGAGGTTCTTTTTCTCTGTAAGGATGAAACGGCTTTCCACCCCGTATAATCTGATAAGTTCATCTATGAGCCTCGTGTTTAATGCATAATCGTTTTTGTGCGAGAAATTAAAATTCATTTACCCATTACCCCTTAAAAGCGGTTAATCCCCTTACCCAGTGTTCATAAAAAGGTGGATTCCCCTTTATTTATAAATATATAAAGATTTGGAGGCAATATGTCGTTTTTAACAGAAAAAGTGAAGAGTTTTTTTGCTCCCCATAAAAAAGCAAATGCCAGTTCAAGGGTTAACCCAAGGAATGTTCTAAACAACCTTTCCGACGATAATGGGTACTTGAGGTTAACTGACTTCTTTGATTATCAGGAGGACAATTTCTTCGCCCCGTTTGGGGATATGACCCAAGAAGAGATATGTCTTCGTCAAATGGAAAAAATCCAAACCTACCGGAACGTAGCAATGCAACCGGAGGTTTCAAATGCTTTGGATATAATAACCAACGAAATTATTTTTTCCTACGATGGGTTCCCCCTTAAGTTAAGTGTGAACATTGATAATGATAAACTCCAGGAAGCGTTGGAGGAGGCATTTCAAAAAGTCATTAAAATAGGGAATATGGATAAAAACCTTTTTGATATAGTTAAACGCTCCTACATCGACGGGCAGTTAATTGTTCATTGCGAGTACGACCCCGACAATATCAAAAAAGGTATACAGCGACTTAGAATAGTCGATCCCTGCGGGTTGTACTTTGATTTTCAGGAAAAGGTTTATAAGTACACTTATAACTCCTTTAATGGATTGTACTGTAACCAAATGCATGAGGAGACCTACAGTCCGGAGGAAATAACCCGAATGGACTTTGGGCTGTATCAGGAATGGTTGTGCTTGTCATACCTGGAATACGCAATCAAGACAGCGAACATCCTAAAATCGTTGGAAGACCTCCTCCTCCCGTTGAGATTCTCAAGGTCAATTTCAAGACGAGTCTTTAACATTGATATTTCAGACCTCCCGGAAAAACGAGGAGCTGAGTACATAAGGCAGGTACAGGACAAATTCAAATACAGGAAATTCTATAATAATGAAACCGGGGAAATTTCCAACCAACAGCATATAACTTCCATGGTGGAGGACTACTGGTTCGCTAATCGAAATGGTCAGAAGGGTACCACCGTCGACACCATCGATGAAACAGGGAACCTCGGGGAAATAACTGATATCCTTTATTATAACAAAAAGCTTTACAGAGCCCTTAATATCCCTACCTCCAAACTGGATATCAACCCGGACGCTGACCATATGTTCAACATTGAGACCGACGAAGTGACCCAGGAAGACCTCCGGTTTATGACGTTCGTTTCAAGGGTTCGAAAGGTATACGCTGAGTTCTTTAAAGACCTTTTGAAGAGACAGGTGGTATCCACTTCTATAATGACAGAAAAGGAATGGGTAGAACAACAGGACGCTATAAACATTGAATTTACAAATGAGAACCTTTTTATAGAAAGAATGAAGGTTAAACTCCTCCAAAACAAGATTGACTCGTGGGAATCCATTAAAACGGTAGGGGGGACGGTTTTCTCATTTAAGGAATTGATGTCCCGGGTGTTTGGACTCACAGAAAATGAAATAGACGACCAGATGAAATCCATTGAAAATGAGAAGCGCTCTCATAAATTTGATATATTCTACAAGCTGGCTGACCTTGAGATAGGTTCAGAGTATGGTATGATGGGTCAGGTTGATGCTGAGGGTAACCCGGCAGACGCTTCGGAACTGTCCCCAGGTATTTTTGTAGATCGAGACAGCGGGGAACCTGAGGAGGCAGGGGGCGTAGAACCGGAGGAGCAGGGCGAGCCCCAGGAACCCGAGGGCACTGAAAGGCTCGAAGGGGAACCTGAGGAGTACAACGGGCTGTTCAAAAAATATATGGATTTCTAGGTATAAATAAATAGAGATTTTTATAAGGAGATTTTATGGCAATTCAAATGTCAAGTCCCGGAGTGTACGTAACGGAGATCGACCATTCTGAGATCGTCCCTAGTACCTCAGCCTCCGTGACTGTTTTTGGTGGGGACTTCACCAAAGGACCCGCTGACATATATACACAAATAACTTCCGTCGACGACCTCGTGGAGTTTTATGGGCGTCCAACCAACAGCAACTACAACGACTGGTACCAGGCATATAACTTTTTGCAGTATGGGAACAACCTGTTAATTTCAAGAGCAGTTAATAAGAATGGTTCCCCGGTTTATATGAATTCTGTTATTGAGGGGTTATCAGTAACACTGGGTTATGGAACCGTTGATTTTGGAACCTCAGCTTATGGCGAATCAGAAACCGAGGAGTTCCTTTATGTTTCAAAGACAGACACCATAAAGGTGGGAAGCATTTTGGGTTTCTCAAAGAACATGGTGGACGCCATTGATGAAGCTAAGACAGTTCGCTACTATGTAACCGGGGTGGTTGACACTACGTTGGTAATTGATGGGGTTGAGAAACAGTTAACTGCGATTAAACTCCACAAGCCTTTGGAGCTCCCTCCGGAGGAGGAACCTACCGGGGACGCTTCTGAAATTGAGGACTTTTACGTAGGGCTCAAGGTATTCAGAGTGGACGTCCACCATAATGGTAGTTGCGAAGCGTTGGAAAAGGGAAATGCAACCAACGTACGGGTTACCTGGAAAACAACTTCAAATCGCTTTACCGATTCTGATAGTATTGTAGTTAGGGCACGCACCTATGAAATCCCGGTCGATGTTCCAAAGTGGCTTGACGGGACTCCAAGGGTCTCCCAAAAGACAGTTACAAAGAATGAAGGGGATGATGGTTTATTAAATAGTATTACTATTAAAACCCTTGTGGATCAAAACCCTGTCACCGTTAATGGCGGGATTTTGTTTGACACAAATACAAAGGTTCTTAACCCGAATGACTGGGATTTCAAATACTCCAATGGTTCGATCGCCTTTGCAACCCCAAAGTCCAAACTGAAGTTCTTTTCAAGAACCCCAGGAAAGGTGGATTCCCTTTATGAAATTTCAATCGCTGTGCCTCTGGATTTTGAATTCAATGATGACCACGTGGGAAATCATTGTATCAAGTATGCACAACCAGGTCTCCCGGTAGATGGGTACTTTGAGTACGCCCCCGCAAAGGGATCAGCTCAAATAGCAGTTTTCATTTATGATACTGTTAATAAGGAAATGAAGGAAACCTATTTGTGTTCTTTGGACCCAAATGAGGTGGACTCCTATAATAACTCAATGTTCATTGAAAAGGTTATTAACAGAACATCCAACTGTGTTTATGTGAAGTGTAATACCGCTACTCCTTCCACCAAGGAAGTTACCGTCGATGTCTATGATGATGAGGGGACAACTACCGGAACCACCAAGGTGATCGTTCCTAACATTGAGTCATATACCTTAACCGCTGACTTGAATGGGGAATACCATGGTCACGTCCTGGATTTTAGTTGCGAGTCTGACTCCCTTATCCAACAGGACGACCTCCTCAACGCCTATGAAATTTTCGACAATAAGGATAATATCGATATTGATATTATAATCGCTAACGAATTAGATAATGGGTTAAGTGCGAAGAAACTGGCTGAAACCCGTGAAGATTGTATAGCGTTTATGGGTATCCCTTACTCAGATCCAGATATAGGGATTATGACTGTTTCAAAACGCACCGCGGATTCCACAGCCAACATTGTACGTTTCAGAAACAAGATCAATTATAATTCAATGTGGGTATCCCTTATAGCAAATTACAAATACCAGTATGATCGCTACAATGATACATACAGGTGGGTTAACGTTGCCGGGGACGTTGCAGGGTTGAGAGCTGAATCGACGGAAAATTATGCAGCTTGGTGGGCTTCAGCCGGGCTTAACCGGGGGCAGATAAAGAATGTGACTAAACTAGCCTACGCTCCTAACAAGACCCAAATAGGAACCCTTTATAATGCAGGGATAAATGCGATTGTAACATTCCCGGGACAGGGTACAGTTCTATGGGGACAGAAAACAATGCTGGATAAAGCCTCCAGTTTTGATCGCGTAAATGTTCGCGGGTTGTTCAATGTGATTGAAAGAGCCCTCGCTAAAATGTCGAAGTACCAGGTATTTGAGTTTAACGATGTGTTTACCCGGAATAAGATTATAAGTATCATAAACCCTTACCTCGAAACTGTCAAGTCAGACCGGGGGATCCAGGACTTTATGGTTATATGCGACACCACTAATAACACCCCGGATATTATATCCAGGAATCAGTTAATAGTGGACATTTACATTAAGCCTACTTATGTAGCTGAGTTCATCAACCTCAGGTTCATAAATTGCGGTGTAAATGATTTTAGTTCAGTTATAGTGACGAACCAGTAACCCTAACATTTAAGAGTTAGGGATTTTAAAGGGATTTTAAAGGGATTTTAAAGGGATTTTAAAAGAGCAAAACAAAGGGGTTTAAAAATCCCCTTTTTATCATATAATACCTTTAAAAGGAATAAGGATTCAAAATGAAATTTTCAAAAATACTTAATGAAGCAAACACTCCTAGGGATATTATCCTGGATATATACAGTGATTATAAGTATGACTATATCGGGGATCGCATTGAAAATATATGCCAAAAGGTTAATCCAAGGGCATCCAGTTTTGACGATCTCAGTGATGGGGACTTCGCAAAGGTCAAGAAGGAACTTGAAAAGGAAATCAAGGACCTGATCAAGTCAAGCATTTACAACTGGTTGAACGGTGGGGAAATCCCGGAAAAGCTTGACATTACATTCACCAAAAAGGAATTCAAGGACTCATTGAAAACCGTGGGTGGAAGGAAAATCCCGGTGGACAACAACGGGATGCCTTATGATGATATTGATGATTACGACGCCATAATGGATTTCTACAAGAAGTACGTTAAATAACTGCAAACCTAATTTTTTATCCGGGGGCTTTTAAAAGCCCCCTTTTTATTATATAATATCCTAAAAAGGGGATTAAAAATGACTTTAGAAGAATTTGCGGTTCAATACTGGGAACAGAGAAAAACCTACAAGGCGGAGTTGACAAGACTTTGGGAGTTGGTGGAAGCAACGAGGGACGACCTTAAGGGGAAAGTTAAATACTCAAGGATCACTGATTCCTTTTGGGCAGGTAGCAAAAACGTTAGGTTCATAAATGTAGATTCCTTTATAAACTCTATATCCAAAAGGTATAGTGACTTCGTTATAGGGGAAAACCTGGACCTCGTTAGGAAGTATGTAGTTGCCCTTGTAAATCATTATTCATACAAGAACGACTTAGAACTTACCCCGGAATTTGAGAGCGCTTTAAGACAATTCGACCTGGATGATAGACGCTACGCCAAATTCCTTATAGCGTATGGACGATCCCTGCTCCGGGAGTTTGGGGAGCTCCCTATGGGGATGGTAGTAAATATCCTCAAGAAGAATGAAACCACACGTCAAAAGTTTATGATTGAGACACTGAAAAATTTATGAAATCTATTAAAATAACCACCCTTATGAATGACCAGCTTGTTAACTATGCAAGCTATGACAACCTCCGGAAGATCGCCTCAGCCATTGATGGTTTGAAGAACGCTTCCCGGAAAGTCCTTTTTACAGTGCACGAAAAGAACATCAAGGATAAAACCAAGGTGTTACAATTATCAAATAAGTGTGCGGAGTACAGTGATTACCTCCATGGGTCGTTGGATGGAGTTGTGGTTACGTTGGGACAGGACTTTGCTGGATCCAACAATATCCCATTGCTCCAAAAGTTCGGAAACTTTGGAACCCGTTGCATTCATGAAGCGTCTGCCCCGAGGTACATATTTGCTAGGGGCTCTGACCAGTTCTTCAAGTTGTTTAAAAAGGAAGATGATGAAATTCTGGAACAACAAACCTTTGAAGGTTCAAGGATAGAACCAAGGTTTTACGTTCCGACCCTCCCTATGCTTTTAGTTAATGGGTCTGAAGGTGTGTCCTCTGGATTTGCTCAAAAAATCCTGTCGAGGAACCCGGAGTCCCTTAAACAGTACATCGTGGAGAGTTTACATGGTAAAACCCCTAGCGACAAGCTCCTGGAACCGTGGGTTCGGGACTTCAATGGGGATTTTGTATGGGATGAAACCCGGTGGCTTATAAGGGGGAAAGTGACCCATGTAAAATCCAACGAATACATTATAGATGAAATCCCTTTTATGTATGACCTTAAGGGGTACATTGATGTTTTGGATTCGTTGGTAGAGTCCAAGAAGCTTTTAAGGTATGTTAATGAGTCAGATGGGGAAAACTCCTTGAAGTTTAGGATTTTTACCCCTAGGAACGTTTCCCCGACTCTTCAAGACCTTAAGTTGATTAAACCCGTTACAGAGAATTTTACAGCCATCGATGAAAATCTTAAAATAAAGGAGTTTAAATCAGCCAAGGAAATAATTGATTATTATATAAAGGTTAAATTAAAATACCTAAAGAAAAGGAAAACCTTTATAGTTGAATCACTTAATAAAAATCTCAAGGTCCTTGAGAATAAATCAAGGTTTTTGGACATGGTTATTAAAAAGGAAATAATAATCGAAAAACGTTCCAAAGGTGATTTGGAAAAGGACCTTAAAAAATTAAAATTCGATGAATTTGAAAATGGTTATTCTTATATAATAGGAATGCCTATTTATTCACTTACAATCGATAAAAAGAAAGAACTTGATTTATCCATTGAAAAGTTAAAAAAGGAAATAACCAAAATATCAAAAACAACGATTGAAAAGATATGGGAGGGAGAGTTATGAATTCAATAATTACATTTTCAGGTCCTGCCCGGGCTGGTAAGGACTATATTGCCGGGAAGTTAGCAGAGGCATTGCCTGGAGCTAAACTATATACGTTGGCTGACCTCGTAAAAGAGTATATATGTGAGCTCCTGGAAATTGACCTTGATACCCTTAATAAACTTAAAAATTCAAACCACCCATTTACGGCCTCCGGGGGTCCTGGAGGATGCGGGATTACAATGAGAACGTTTATACAAAGGTTCGCTACTGAAATTTTCGTAAACAAGGTGGACGAGCACTACTGGGTCAAAGCAATTTTGAAGCGTATTATGGTAGAGAACCCCCAGTATGCGATTATTACTGATGTGCGTTTTAAGCATGAAATGGCTGTGTTTAAGTCATGGGGATCTTATAGTATCTATATAAAGGGGGACACTGTTATCCCGGAATCCACCCATATATCTGAGAATGACTTGAATGACTTTAAATTCGACTTTGAATATGATAATTCAAAAAAGGGGGATGTAACCCCGTTTATTGAGAACCTTGTGATGGTCATAAATAAAAGGGGTATTATATAATAGGAGGATTTTATGGCAAAATACCTTGATAGAAATGGTGTTAAACACCTTACAAAGAAAATACATGAAAAGTACCACATGGAACCTATTTCTCAGGACGAGATAAATGATTTGTTTGGGAGCTTTTTTGAGATTCGAATTTTTGATGTAAAGGTGGAGGATTCGTATACCGCGGTTTCAAAAATCAATTTTGAGAACCTCGATTTCGTTTCGGCAAACCCTTCATCCTTTTCTAATACCGCGAATCAGACCTCCACCCTAACATTTACAACCAAACGGGGAGGAAGGTCAATTCCAGCTACACTGTCCGTTTCAAAAATGGATAACTCCGGGGGCGGGGATAACATTGCTGATGCTTTTGCAACCTCTGGATCATCCACCTTTGATTTTGTTACAGTCGCTGATAGGTATCCATCCGGAACGTCTCCTTATGGAACGTCTCCTTATGGAACGTCTCCTTATGGAACGTCTCCTTATGGAACGTCTCCTTATGGAACGTCTCCTTATGAAGGAGTGTATTGTCAAGCTGGGAATGCAAACGCAACCGGGTTTGATTTTGTAATTCGCTTTAATAAAGCGTTTGAAAAAGAGTTTTTGAATTTCTCAATGTCCACCAAGGGAAATACCGGAAACAATAACTATCAACAACAAAAATTCAGAATCGAATTATATAGTTATAAGGAAAATAATGGTGTTAGGAATTATCGACTTGTAAATACCTGCACCTGGACAAGGGACACAACAAAGGATACTGGAAACTTTATAGTAATTGATTTTAGTAAGGGGAACCAAACTCTAACAGCTGGCACAGATCATTATTAAAACATGGAGGGAAGATGATAACCTGTATATTTGCTTGTAGCACTAATGGAGTAATAGGGTACGACAATAAAATCCCGTGGGATATTCCGTCGGACTTAAAACACTTTAAGGACACGACAATGGGAGGGATCGTTATAATGGGGAGGAAGACCTTTGAGTCTATGGGACACCCATTACCGGGACGTTTAAATGTCGTTATATCCTCCGGACCTGTTGAAGAAGCTGATCGGGTTTTCAGTTCCCTTCAAGACGCTTTAAGTACATATAAAGGGAAAGATGTTTTCCTTATAGGGGGTAAACGAATCCTGGAGGAAGGATTTGAAGTCGCTGATAGAGTGATCGTCTCTGAAATCCCCATGATAATTCAAGGCAAGGGGGTTGTAGAGGTGAGTTTGTATTTCAAGGAGTTTTTCCACCTCGTGGACTCTAAAAGCATCAATAACGATGGCGAGTTTCGCTATAAGATTTTGACGTTTGAGAGACACCCTTAAAAAAAAATTAAAAAAAAGGTGGTTTTTTTCTTTTAATTACATATAATAATAATCATAAGGCGGATATAATTTAGTGGTAGAATGCGACCTTCCCAAGGTTGATGCGCGGGTTCGATCCCCGTTATCCGCTCCACAATTTCCGGGTGTGTTGTATAATCGTTAATACCATTGTGTCCTGCGTAGTTGACAGGGTTAAACACATAACTACTGGTTAAAATCCAGTCACACCCACCATTTTAAAGGGGTATATACCCTAATGAAATGGACCGTGTGTTTCCACCCTTATTTGGAAACGCAGAAAAAACCGTGAAAGTGATTTGTCTGTAAGGGCAGGCAATAACAAGTCCAGTGGGTTTAACGGAAACATGCTCACACATAAGGTGGTTTTCAATTTTGACTGGACAATCCTGTTCCCTTCGAATAATGGAAATTCATTTGATCTTCAATCAAATAACACGGGTTCGAATCCCGTAGGGAACGCCACTTACAAACAGAAGGAGACAAATCATGGCACTCTACGTAAATACCAATGTAAGCTCCCTAGGTGCTCAAAGAAATCTCAATAAGTCCACAAAGCTGTTGGAGTCCTCCTATCAGAAACTGTCCTCCGGGTTCAGGATTAACAGTGCAAAGGATGACGCCGCTGGGTTACAGATTGCAGACCGTATGACAGCTCAGATAAATGGACTAACCCAAGGTAATCGCAATGCGAATGATGGTATCTCCTTTTGTCAGACCGCTGAGGGAGCGTTGGATGAAGTCACCAACATGCTTCAAAGAATGCGAACCCTCGCCGTTGAATCTGTTAATGGAACCAACAGCGCAGACGAAAGAACAGCCCTTCAGGAGGAGGTTACCCAGTTAACCGAGGAGGTTAATCGCATAGGGACCCAAACCAAGTTTGGTAAGAACAAGGCAGTTTTTGCTGATGAAACAATGGCAATCCAGGTTGGTGCTTATAATGGGAATTCAATCAATATATCCCTTAAATCAATGTCTGCGATTTTAGGGGGTTCCATCTCCGCGATTTCAGTTTCAGCGGGTTCCGGGGCTACGATCGATACCATCGATAATATGTTGGCAAGCCTTGACTCCTACAGAGCATCCCTAGGTGCATCCCAGAACAGGTTGGAATCCTCAATCTCTAACCAGGAAAATGTGATTGAGAATGTTAGTGATGCTAGATCAAGAATCCGGGACGTGGATTATGCTTCGGAGACAGCCAACCTAACTGCCCAGCAGATCCTTCAGCAGGCATCCACCTCCATTTTGAGTCAAGCTAATATGAAGGCTCAGGTCGCCCTTTCATTGCTAGGTTAAAATATGTTTTGGACCTCCTTTGGACAAAAGGGGGGTTTTTTATTGTTTGGGTAACCGGGAGGTTTAAAGTGTACTGCGGTTTTTGTGGATTTTGTATTTTGGACTCTAACTATATCGATCCTTGTATAGTCACCCTTACAACCCTTAAAAGGAATTACAATGGGGATTTTAAGGTGTTTTATCGATCCGGGATGGATATTTCAAGATTAAAATTTTTAGGTTTTCCTTTAATACCCATTTCATTTCAAAAATTTCCATGTATATGTTGGAGGTATAATTTAATATCTGATTTGTTATTAGCTAAACTGGCTATATTCAGTGAATTGTCCAAACATTATAAGGGGGTTTTTAACCTTGATTTGGATTTGCATATAAGGAAACCCCTTAATTTTGATTTAAAGGAACCTGGATGGTATGGGTGTCTTGAAACCTTATCAAAGGGGCATTATATAAATTTTGGATTTTCAATCCTTTATAATAAACCATTTGATTTTTTAATTTCTGACTTTTTCAAATTTATTCAGGATAATCAAGTGGATTGTCCGGAACAGGATTATATCAATTTTAGGTTTAATGACATTATAAGGATTTTACCCTCCTTTGTTTCCTGGAATCATAATCTTCCTTTTGAGGACGACCCCATTATGGTTCACCACCTCGGGGATTATAAACCTTATACATTGATCCCGGATTCATTGAAGCAAAATAAAGAGTTTATGTATTATAAAAGGGAATACATTAAAACAGCCCTTGAAATCCCGGAATTAACGGAATCGTTTAGGGCTGTTATGAAGACTAATATGTAAATGTTACTGATTCAACTTCAGTGACCCCAGCCCCGGCGTTAACCGTCGCTGTATAGGTAACCGCGTTAAGGTTAAACCTTATTTCTCAGCAATCCCAACCGTACCAGTTTTAACAGGGGATCCTCCTTATGGTTGATACCGTTGTATATTTCATAATTCCTTTGGATATTTTCGCAAAACTTTTCAGAGCAGTTTACTTTTTTTGCAACATCAAGGTAAAATGGGAAAAATACGTGGAAATCATTTGCTCCCTTGGAGTTGAGGTTGAGGTTCTTGTATTTTTCGTAATCTAAGAATGGTTTAGACGCTCCAACAAAATGTGCATTTATGGGGCGTTCCCCTCGTTCGATAAATTTTCCATAAAAATTCGACGGAATAATCGGAATAAGCCATCCATCGGCGACAGCATTGTATTTGTCATCATCACTGTACATCAGGTTTACACTATCCTGATCAAAATAATGGAATTTCTCAAATCCGATGGACTCAAAAAGATTACACATCCTATCGAACTGATTTCTGAACATATACTTAGTGCGGTACATAAAGTTTCCGGCATTTATGTAGTATTTGCACTTGACGTAGTCGTTGAGTTCAAAGAGGCTTCTCCCCAGGTGAAAAAATTTCGTATACTCAAAACATCCCCCAAGTTTCTTGTCGGACCTTATAAAATTGTCGATTGACGACAGTACTGAGTTAAAAAATATAACATCCAAATCTAGTCTGAGAATAACCTCGCAATCGTTAGAGTATCTCTCACTCATGTAGTCTGTTACCTCATTCGCTATCGTTACGTTCAGGATACCGGACTTATCAAAGCAGAATTTGAAGGTTTTAAAGTCGTCAAAGTGCTTATCTATGTATTCCTTGGTTTTTGTCCCTTTGCAAAAATCAATAAATTCAAGTTTATCATAGAAGTCAAAATTCTTAAAAATGTTTTTGTAGGTCTCAGAACTGTCGTCTGTTAGAAACACCTTCATCTCTAAGTCGTTATACTGATAAAAGGAGTACAATGCCACCTTTACCATATCAATATAGTTAGAGTCACATAAACTAAAACAGATAACTTTATTCATTAACAATCTCCTTTAGGGCTCCTAAAACGTTCTCAATGGCTTTGTCTATGTTGAGGTACTGATATGAACCTAAACGCCCAACATGTACAATCAGTTTGTTCTTATATTTATGGATAAAGAATCTCGTATCATTAACCTTGATGCACTCAAGAAACGGAAAATTATCCAGGATAATTTTTAATGATCTTTCCGGATTAAAGACGGGATACATCGGGGTTCCGGTTTCCCTTGGAAATTCGTAAACCAGGAATCTTCCATGGTGGTGGACCCTTGTATACTTAAAAATGGATTCCGGATAATTTATAGTCATTGCTCTGTCTTTGAATGTATTTCCGTAATCAATCCCAATCTCAAAATCAAGCGATCTGTATATCAAAAAGTCCTTTCCATAAAATCTGTCTAAAGGGGAGGTATTTATAACCAGGTCAGCGTCAAGTCCATCTACGTCATCAAAACTTATCTCCCTATAAACAACGTCCTTCGTGTTAATATCAGGAGAACCATAATCCATCTTGTTGGGAATAAACTGAAAGCGCTCTTTAAATGTTCTGTAATCATAATCATTAAATGTCTTGAATCTTTTGAGGATAAAGTCTATGTCTTCTTCCTTTTGTTCCCCCCACTGTTTCTCGGTGTATGGAATAACAATTTGCTCAACGCTTGCTTTTCCAAGCGTCTTGATGTTAGGGGGATAAGGTAAAAATTCACCGTTGACGTATATTTCAGTTTTATGTTCGTAGAACAGACATTCCGGATAAATCAATCTGAAAGCCTCATAAACCTCCTTATTGTCCGTGTGAAAGATGTGTTCCCCGAACTTTCCAAAAGCATAACCGTTTTCCCTTATGGATTGCTCGAAGTATTTTTCGTTGGGAACACACAGACCCCCAACCATTTCTTTCTCAAAAATTATAGGTCTGAATTTTGCTAACTGTTTATATGCGCATAGACCGGATATCCCCGCACCAATTATTGATACTTTCATCCTAACTCCCTCCCTAACTTCCTTGCATGAAAGGATTTTAATTTATTGAAATCAAGTTTAGAACTGACAAACGGCTTATACCTCCCGTAGCAGTGAACACAAACAGGGTCGCGAACGAGAGGTATTGTACCATTCAGGTAGCAAACATCGTAACCCAAAAAATTTATCGGGGAACAAAATTTGCTCAAAAAATACTCGTCCGGGAGGTAATCAGAACACTCCATGAAACTAGAAATATCATCTACGGTGTACGAGAGTTTTATGTTTTTAAAGAACAAAAAACCGCCGTTCAAAACAGACATCTTAGTCCTGGAATCTGTAATTTCGGGGACACCGGATACCCCATCCTTAAAGATTCCAAAATCAAGTTTTTTATAAAAAAATACGTCATTTTCGAAAAACAAAAAGTCATCTGACTGCTCTAGAAAAATTTTAAGTTTTTCCTTAAGAATAGATTTACACCATTTAAACTCGTTTGGAATATCGCCCGGGTGGAGGTCAATATAATGGCAGTCAAAATCCCCCAACAGAGTATTCTCAATTTCTGACCCTACAAAATAAATCTCTAGGGGGATATCATTAAACCGTTTAAAGGATTTAACCGACTTACTACATAAGTACTGATACTTGCTATTCGTTATTGTTATTGCTTTCATCCGGGGTGGAGTACCAGTTTAAAAAATGCAGTTCCCTCTTGTCTTTGATTGAGGGAATAACATCGTAGATTAAATGGTTATACCGTAGAATAATAGACTGTACCTCGTCGATGGCCAGTCTGTTTAATTCGATGAGTTGGTCTATTGTAAATTCGTGTATAACACCCATCTGAGAAACCCACTTATGCCTGTATGTCTTTCTGTCTATATTTCCTCCGGATTCCTGACTTAAAAGAGATTGTATAGTGCTTGCTAGTCTGGCAAGTGATCTGTCGCTTATATCAAACACATCATCGTCGTAGGAAATGCAGATCTCGTCTATCAGTTCATTCTTGAAATTTCTGATCTCTTCCTGTTTTTTGAGGGACATTATACCTAGGGGATTAGGATCTTCGTACTCGGCAATACTGTCGGTGCTTATTTTTCCTGACTTAAAGTCTGCGAGAATCTGTTTCGCAATCTCAGTTGTATTGTACTTGGGGCTATCAGACGCTACAAACGTAAAAACAAACTCCTCCCCATCGAGAAAACCACCATCAAGATCCTTGACGGTTAAATCGAATGTAAGCAAAAATTCTTCATTTACGTGTTCGTAACTGGTGTACGTTAGATTTGTGTATTGTAAATTCATTATGCCACCTTAGTTATGCCGGTTGCTTTATACAAATAATTAGAGCCCGGGCGTTTCCTCGACCACTTCGCCTTGTACGACCCATCAGAAGGGTGGCTTCCGGAGCCGGTGTAAGTTGTGGTGTTCCCGTACCCATTCCCATTGTAGCCACCAGAGTCAGAGTTTTCTGTGAACTGCTTCCATATAGAACTTGAGGGTATCAAGGTCGTAGAGCTTGGTGCAGTTGGGCTAGTGCTTACATAGTACCAGGTTCCGGAAACTACTGTTTCAGAACTTGGCTGTTCGCTCGTTGTTCCGTCGTCTAAACCTATTACCAAAATAGGGTAATAATCGTCGTGATTATCCTGGGTCCAAGAGAGATAACATCCATTTGATCCAGCGTTAACTATCCCTATATAATCAGAACAATAGGTTTCAATGTTCGAGGAGTCGTACCCGGTGCATCTCGAAACAAAGGCAACTGGGGTTGAGTTATACCCTCCATACGGATATGTAAACTCTTCATTAGGGGGCGCCATAAAATACTGGATTTTAAGTCTCCCTATTTTAAAATATCCCTGTTGGTTTCCTCCGTCATACGAATCAAAAAAGTCGTTCCAACTAAGCTTCGACAGGACGTAATTATGTTGATCCCACAAATAAAGGTAATCGCTGTCAACCTGTAAGGATTTCCCAAAACTTTCAGAGGACGACATTGCCCCTATATTAGCACGGGCTTGCGCTTTCTGTTCATTTGTAAACCCGGTTTGAGCACTATACGTTACAGCATCTCCATGGGATTCAACTCTATCAAACACGTTTGAAAACCCGGATACCTTCTTAAACGTATCCCCGCTCTCTGTATTAACTATTTTAGTATCAGCACTCATGGAGGTAAACTGGGAATCATTTTGGATCGCAGTTCCATCTCCAAGCTTAAAGTATTGCGATATATCGTTAACTGCCATATAAACTCCTATTTAATTCTATTTATCCCTTTAAACTGCTCTGCATTTTAATCCAAGGGTAGACAGCGACCCCTAGACACGAGGTTTAAGCTCTTTTTCAGTCAGGATAATAAAGTGCATCCCCCTTTGGGAAGCAAATTCAGTGGCGCTCTTCCATTTTGCTTGATTAACAAGGTACGTCTCCATCCTTTCCTTATAGTTAATCAAGGCGTTCGCCGTTTGGACCTTTGGTTTTTGGGGTAAAATCGTTTCATCATAACTCTTTACCTCCACCAGGAACTTCGCTCCATTTTCAAACTCAATAAACATATCAATGAAATATCGATGTGGTTTATTATCAAGTGGTTTTATATAAGGGATATTAAAAGGTTCAATACTAAAACGTTTTACTTTTGGGTTTAGGTCCGCATAACAAAATGCAATCCTTTCCAAGGACGATTTGTATTGAATGAATGTCCCGTCCTCCCTTAAAAGAGTGGACTCCATATACTCATCCAAGGGTTTGATGAACTTTTCGGGGTTACACAGTTTATACCACCCCCGGTGGGAACCCTTGTACCTTCTTGACCCTCCATACTTGGAGCGCCCTCCATACTTGGAAAGCCTCAAAATATGATCTTCCAGGTAAGACGTATACTGGTCGCTTCGTCCTTTACTTTAGGGATAAAGCACTTACTACAAAACAACTTGTTATTGAAGTACATACCCGCCTCGTTAAAAAACGAACACCTTGCCCCGTATGAACTTGTATCGGCGTTGTACTGTCCATTCCCTTCCGTTGTAGCGAGGATAAACGAGAAAATCACTGACGTGTCCTCGAGGAGGATTTTACACTCATTCCCGGACACAGAGGCATAGTTAGTCGTCCCGTCCGGAACCTTTGGACTGCTCGACGGGTTAATCCCAAAATTATAGACGTACGGAGCTTCAACGATTTCAAACAAATTTGGGTTATTGAGGTTAGAAGTCGATATTAAAATGGTTTCTGGGCTTCCTAGGTATCTATAATATAAACCATTAACTTTTATTATTTCAAGTTTATACAAAAACACTGAGGAACCCGTGGTTTGTTTTGTAAACTCAGAATAAAGGTGGGTGCGAGCTTTACTAAAATCTTTCTCAGTAACCGGGATCCAAGGGGTGGAGGTTCCTCCCGCTGTTCCAAGTACAAGTTTATTCAACCCCGTGTTAAGAGCGTTTGAAAACATTTCAGCCACGGTCCTGCGGGCAGGGGTCATAATGAAATTATGATCTTCATAACTGTCTATGACTTGGTTATCCTTGATGCATTCAATTTTGAATGACCCTTTAAGCGTATTAAACGTTTCAAGCATCTTAAACCTCTATCCAAATCAAAATGCCCTGTGAGGTGTTCCTTAATGCCCTGTAGAGCTTGCAGGTGGTTTCATTAAACCAAAACGAACAGTCATTTGGAACATCGTTCCAGCTAGGGGCAGTGGTTGAGCGTATAATCTTGCAAAAGGATCCGGACATGTTATAAGCGTTCCAAAGTGCCTCAGTGGCTTGTCTCGCGGTCATCCCGGTTCCGTATGGTGAGTAATTGTCCAATGTAGCCATCTAAATCTCCTTTTTCCTTATTTATATAATTTCATTTTAACCGCTCTAAAGGACGACTTAAAAAGCGGTAAAACTCATAGCGCACTGGGGTTTTTACCGCTCTGCACTTAAACCCCAAACCTTGTAGCGACTCTACCCCTCCGGGGGAACCCTGCTGTCAACTTTTAAACGTTTTTGAGACACGGTTAAGTCGCTACAGGGTTACCCCTAAAATAAAAAATGGGAGGTGGATCCCATTTTTAATAAAAAGGGGTGGTATTTTTGACTGGAATGGCTATAATATATATTCATAGGGGGAGGGAAAACCCCCGGATCTTCAGGATAAAAAAATGGCACCCACCTCCCATTTTTAATAAAAAGGGGTGGTAAAAACCTAAAAAATAACTATAATATATATCATAAGGTTAAGAAATAGAGGGAATTGAAATGATAGAAGTTAAAATCAACAATGCAGGACTTTATGGGGTATTTGTTGGAATTATGCTCCGTGAGTTCAGAATGGGATTCTGGGAAAAGTCCTCACTCCATCAGACGGACAAGCACCTTTACGATCGTAACCATGTAACCTTTGAAAACGTAGCTGAACTCCCGGTTACAAGATACAGTTTCAGTACTTTCTGCGCCTCCATCAAAAAGAACAACGATGAAGCAACCATGATCAAAACCTTAAACGTTTATCTCAATGCTGATCTGATTGAGAAAGCATACAAGGAAGGGGGAAAGGAAGAAGCTGACACCCTTATCCGCGCCCTTGTAGATCACAAAGGAGTTGAAGCTGACTGGTGCGAAGCAGTTATGAACAACGAGGACATGGATAAAATCAGATACAAGGACATTATTGAGAAGTACTTTGGTTCAGTCACAAAGTTCCTGGATTCAGTCCCAAACCTGGACCCATGGAATGTCAGAGCTTTCAGAAGGATAGGAACAGAGCTGGATAAGTGCTTCAAGCACGTTAGAACCTACGCTGAGATCTGGAAAGCTAATAAGTGGTAACCCCCGGATCCCGGGAAAGAAAAAATGGGATCTGGATCCCATTTTTAAAAAGAAATGATGGTAAAAGTTTAAAAAATCCGTATAATATATATCATAAGGTTAAAACAAAGAGGGAAATGAATATGGCTAATACGACTTTTGAAAATGCAGGACTTTACGGTGTCTTTGTTGAGATGATGATTTATCAGTTCAAATCAGGGTTTTGGGCATCCTCAGGTTACCATAAGAAGGACCGTCTCTGCTTCAACAAGTCCCAGGTTGAGCTCGTAGAAAAGGTTGAAACCCTCCCAGCGATCAGATATGACATCTCCAAGTTTTTCAGACATGCCAAAGCAAACGATTACAATCTCTTCATGCTGGGTGTTCTTACAATTTACAGAAACGCTGATCTGATTGCTAGGGTATATAAGGAAATGGGTAAGAAGGAAGCTGACAATCTTATCCATGCGATGGCAGGGGTTTACAAACCACTTGGGGATATGGAAGTGTATGATGCATACCTCGGTGGGTATGACGAGTTTAAGAAAACCCTCCCGGAACTCACCGAACTGACCGAAGCAGACAAAAAGGAGTTCATCTCTATAGGAACCAAGTTGAGCAATGCATTCAGACATGTAAAGACTTACGAAGAACTGATCAAATAAAAAATGGGAGGTGGATCCCATTTTTAATAAAAAGGGGTGGTGAACCCCTTAAAAATGGCTATAATATATAACATAAAGGTTAAGGTAATAGAAGGAATTGAAAATGAAATTACGAGTTGAATTTGATAATGCTGGACTTTATGGTGTATATGTTGGGGTTATGTTTGGACAGTTCTTTGATGGGTACTGGGAAAATTCAAACTATCACCGCCAGGATCTCTCTTACATGGATCTCTCAGAAGTGAGACTCGTTCATGAACTGTATGCCACCCCAGTTACCAGATACAACATGGATGATTTCTTCAAGTACATCCAAAAGGAAAATTGCACTGTAGTTATCAGAAAGGTACTGAGCCTTTGGGATCACGCTGATTTAATCAGAAAGGTTTACCTTAAGGAAGGAAAGGAAAAAGCTGATAAATTGATCAATGCTCTCACAGGGGTATATGTCCCGGTTGGGGATCTCAGAATCTATGACGAGTACTTTGGTGGGTTCGTAAACTTCAAAAACGAACTCCGGGAGGACATTACAAAGGAGGACATTGAGCTTTTCAGATCTATAGGTTCCCAGTTAAACAAGCATTTCAAGCATGTTAGAACACACTGGGAACTTGTGGAGGAAGGATACAATAAACACTTCAAACCAGCAAAGAAATTTGCAGGGGTTTGTTGCTAGGAGGAGGTTGTAAGGACACAACCCCTTAAAATACTTCTAGTTCCCTCTAGATTGTCTGATTCCTTGTTATATCGTGTAACAAGGAATTTTCCTGTTGATCCATCTTCATAGTCATTTTCAAATGTTAAAAATGCCCCACTCCCTATAATAAAACATTCAAATTCATCATCCACGTATTCTGTGCTGTCTGTGATTAGACAATCCACACTGTCGGTCGGGATAAACTCAAATCCCTCCTCAATGTATGTCAACCCGTCATAATTCTCAGAGTTTAGATCCAAGTACCCCTTTGGATAATAGAAGTTTCCATCACGTTCATAACCACTGTACTTCCTGGAGGAGCTATATTTGATCGTCTTGGAACACCCAGTTAATTTGGACAGCGACTTACCCCCCTCATTGATCCCTATTATATTGTCTGCGTTGGTAGGAGTTAATAAGACAGCGCTTGGAGTCCCAGTGTAATAAGGGAACCCAAATGTAAAGTTATCAATGTGGTTCATCCCGTTTGATTCAATATGGATTGTCTCTGAACGTGCAGTTATCTCAAGGACATAGTCGCTGTGAGGTGGATAAAGGGAAGTATCAACGACGAACTCAAAGAGTCCTGATCCAAAGGTCCCGGTTTGAACAGCGTACCCCGGAACAGTTAAGGAGAATGTCCCTATGAATCTAGTTGTTCCTTTAACCGTCAGCGTATCCGGACCTATTTTGAATGTCGATACCTTGATCAACATAGGGTTATTAACTATGTTTGTTTTAAGGTAAAAATCATAATCAAAAGCTTTCCCCGTTAGTGCCCTAAACGTCAACTCATTCCCGTACCACCCGTGGGTCAAGGTAGATAACCCCGTTGGTTTTACCTCGGTCTTAACTGCCCCGTGGTTAAATGAATCCTTCATAGACAGGTACGTTAAACTAGGGCTTTTGGCTGGAATCGTAACCCTAAAACACTCCAAGTTCCCTTTACAAGTTTCATAGTTCAAAACCCTGTTTTTGGATTCATCCACTCCTGGAACATACGGGTAAGGGGATCCAACCACATGAAATTGATTTTCAAAGGAGTTTTTGTAATACCCTGCCGTTTCATCAAACGCTATATCCATGCTGGATTCAAATTCAAGTTCATCCTTATAAATGATTTCAATTTTTTTGGTGGACTCAAGGAGTTCATCAGGACCAAGGTTAAGGATAAAATCCCCAGGAATTTTTATCATTTTTTGGGTTTCGTATATGTCCCTTATGCTCCCAAAGTAAAGGTTTCGATCATAAAGTAAACATGACCCATCAGTAAATTCAACCACCCTAAAGGTTGATTCCTTAAAAAATTTTTTAAATTTCTTATTATATAAAACCGCATTATTTTGCTTCAATAACCCCAAAGCATTTTCAAATGTCCCGGTAAAGGTTTTAATCCCTCCCTCCAAAAGGTCCTCAATTTCCTCTTGACTTAAAGGGGAATCAGAAACTACATTATAAGGTTCTGAAAGGGACTCAATAAACTTCTCTTGGGTTTTAGTTGTAAAAACAAGGTACTTCCCGGAAGTCGTTTTAAGGGAAACCCCCTTTGGCATTGTGTACTTTACTTTAATCCCAAAGTAGTCTTCAAGGAGGATTTTTATGGAGGATTCATACTCATAACACCAACCTGCCGGGTGTGCCATGGGTTGATTGAATGATCTAAAAAACCTAAAATTCAAAGGTCCGTTATACCTCAACGTAAAGGTCCCTGTCGTGTCATCTAACTCCAAATCAGAGACGATCATCCCGGTCTCAAGGTACCGGGCGAATTGATATATGTAACTGATTGCTTTAAGCGTCCCGGAGTTTTGCTGGAAGAACCTAAACGCTCCGAGGTATTCCTTTGTCAAAACATCATACAGGTTCTTTTGGATAGCGCTGTCTGAATACCCATTAGCCTCAACGGCGACCTTGACTCCCGGGTCCGTCTGTGTCTTCTCCACTAGATTGTACAGCACACAGAGATAAACCTGGAACAATCCCTGTTTTAGAACGTTCTTGGATTTCACCACAAAGTCAGAGTCAGTGATTACCTTTACCTCCCCATCTCTTCCTTGTTGAAGCCATGTGCGCTTATCAATTTCAAAAAGGTCCGTTATACGCTTTGCTATTATGGAGTTACGGTTTAGTTGCTCTATGAAAATGTCGGAGCACTTCCTGACGACCTCAATGTTCTTGATATTGTCCGGGACAATGGCGTCGAAAATGGATTCAAGGTTCATTTTAACCTCCTTTAATATAACTCAACGGCATTTTTAAATTTGACATTGTTGAGTCTTGGAATTACGTTCCTATGGACTTTAAAGTTCTCACTAGGGTAATTAACGTTTAAGTAAACATTCTGCCTAAAGAGATCGACGGTTAAAGGGGTATAAAGGTACATGTTTTCATTATACTGTCTTACAATAGGACCTGAATAGAAATCCTCTTCCCCCTCGGACAAATACCCCTCCGTGGTAAGGTAATGTCCATGGGAAACAGAGCTACTTTCCTCTGGATCATCCCGGTCGTCGGTATCCGAGGCGATTCCTGGATAGCGCTCTAAAATCTCATTTATAGTCAATCCGGATCGCAGTGCTTCCTTAACCCTTTCATTGTATGCGCTAGGTATTTCATAACCCTTTCCGTCGGACTGATACTGGATCACTTCCCCATTATCCCCCAGGACTCCATAATTGAATGGGTGTTTCTCTGCCTCGAGTTCTTTCCCTGTTGGTTCAGACGTTACAAGGTACCTACGGTCCGTCGTGTACAAATAGGACCTAGGGGAGGAGTACGTTATGTCAATACCTAGGGTTTCATCATTAAACTCTGATTCGTTTTGAGCCCATGTTTCCCCAAGCTCATCAAGGTAGTGATCGTAATACTCATTGTTTTTCATTCCATTTTTGGCGATTGAAAACCCTTCATAGCTCCCTGTTACAAATAAATGGATAAGGATTTCCTTTCTAAAGGTATTAAACAAATAGTAATAACCGCATGTACGTACAAAGGAAACCTCCACCACGCCCCCTGTAGGCATCAAATCTTTGGCTTGCTGGGTTACAATCAACCTTTCCCTGTACGCACTATTATAGGAAAAGTACCCCTCGAGGGGATAATCGCAATCTTCCCCAAAAGAGTGTAAAGGGGTATTGTCCCCGTCCTCCTCATAATCGTTCCCATATATAAAGACCTTGATTCCTTTAAAGCTTTCATCCAACGTATTATCCGGGGCGAGTTTGAATCCAAGTTGAATGTAGTTCTCATTTTGGGTCTTGAACCTAGTGGATACATAGTACTTGTAGTGCATTTTGACTTTGACTGGAACCACAAACACCTTTGTTGAGAGGTCAGAACAATCAACCCCAGGATCGTCCAAAATCTCTGAGAAGCGTTTTAACTGGTCTATCTCGAATAACCCCCAGTCGGTAAACAAATCCCCTTGAACCGCTGAAAACCTCAAATAATCATATTTCCCTATTACAGGACCATCTGTATAATCCTGCTCCTCCAAAGGAGGGATTATTTTATCAAAACGGAAATCAATAAAGTTTTTAGTATCTATATTAGGGAGTCTTTCAAAATCCAAAAACCCATTATTCCTAAAATACTTTTCAAATGGAACACATAATGGTATATAAATGTCTTTATAATTTGGATCCCAGTTTTCAGTACATAATGTTTTTTCATTTAGTATTATTTGTGTTTTAAGGGTGGAGGTAAATCCACATAAATCAGATATTAAATTATCGATTCTTTTAATTATATTTGAATGGAAATACTCAGTATCAAAGCTTTCCAAATTAAGGGGATTTTCCCCATTAGAATCATAAAAACAATTATTTAAGGCATTGAATAATTCAGAATGAACCTCTGAATTAGTTTGTTTCAAATTGTATTTAAGGATATTAAATTCATAATTAAAATTAAGGAATAAAGGGTTCCTATGGTGGAATGTTAAACTAGGAACATAATGATTTATTAAATCTCCCCAAACACCGCCATATTTAATATGAAAACCAGAATGATCCTTATATATAGAACAGCTTTTAATTTCAGTATTTAAAATATAATTCTTTTGGTAATAAGCTTGTCTCAAAGCATATTGATATTTGGTTTCCCCTTCCTGGAAATTATATAATAAAATTGAATTATCCCTTTGATACTCTGAATTATCCTTATTCGAGGTAAAGGTTCTTTCAGAAGTTTTTTCAGGTAAGAATGAAAACCATATATGTCCGGGTGCTTTAGGGAACTCATCTTCCCCTCCCCAAACTGCAGAGTCCTTCACAAAGGTGGACCTGTTACACGCTGACTTGTAATCCAGGTTGGTTATGAGACGATATGCTGAATTATAGACTTTAGGAGCATTTTGTTGAATGCTTGTATTTGATTCCTCCTCGGTCCCGGTTTTGACAAGGTCGCAGGCTGTTATGATCGCATCGTCTAGAACATTGGAAATGTCCCCGCTGTCTGATGGTATAGAGGGAAGGTTTATTCCCTTATAAGACAAAAAGCTTTCATCATTCTTTGTAACCGTTTCATACTCAAGGTCTCCCATTCCTCCGGAGGTTGCGTGGGTCACTAATATGTTTAACTTGACGACACTTCCATACGGGATCCCCTTACCCATTCCTGCATAACTGAAATACAATCTAGGGGTTCCCATCTCAATATCATCACGTCTCAAATACGCTCTGTCTATAAGGTCGTTTCCATCCACCTCAAAAAAGTAATTCTCTGTCTTCTCAAAAAGGACGTTTTGTTGTAGCGTCCCCTCGGTATCATAGTAGGACACGAGGCACTCAATGCCATCATTTTCAACATCGGTGTAAGGGACATCTACATAATTCCTTGTGTATGTATTCCCATTTATTGTTACGCTTCCTATGGTTTGTTTGAGATTCGCCACGTCATCTTCAAAGGTGATTAACTCTCCTTCCTTATAAAGAACCTCAAATTCCCGGGAGCGTCTAAACTCAATAACAACCTTTTTCCACTGCTCTGTAATATCCGTGGTTCCATACATAGCGCTATTCGCTTCCACCGGGTTATCAGTGTCGAAGACAATATCGGAGGGTAAAACCACCTTATCATTTATTTTAACAACCCCCAGGTTTATCTTGAGGTCTGTGTTTGCATAGGCGATATTGTCGTTGGCTGTCCCCATGTAATAATAGGTATTTCCATTAGCGGTTATAGAACTGAACTTCTTAAGGGTAAACGACCCATACCCACACATCTTGTCATCAAGGCGTATTTTGATTCGGTATTGATAGGAGGTTTTCCTTGTGGGTTCATATCCCAAAACTCTCGCATCCTGGATTATGTTTTTCCTTTTAGTCGCATAAGGGAGGAGGGTTTCATTGATGTTGATGGCTGTGTTGGTGTTGAGAGCGCTGACAAGGTAGGACATTACCGCAGACAGCTGGGTGGTATTCGAACCATCAGACACGTCGAACCCAGCATCCTCAAATATACCCTTTGACTCCTCAAAAAGGTCGTTAAATGTAAAGGGGATCGTTTCCGTTATCTTTGCCATGTTTACTCCAAAAGCGAAACTGATACCGACGAGTTGATGGAGGCGTCAGTAAAATAATAATCGATTTTAACCACGAGGTTGTTGTATGAGGTTTCAGGAAATGTTATATTAGTAAGGACAATCCTTTTTTCCCATTTTGAAAGCGCTTCAGTAATCAACCTTTTAAGAGCCAGCCTTGTCGTACTGTCATTTTGAGTAAAAGCTAGCTCGTTGATTCTTGACCCAAATGAGGGGCGACCCGGGATTCCCCCTATTGCTGTTTGTAAAATGTTCCTTACTGCATTCCCTATTGCTCGTTCATCAAACACCGTTGTTTTAGGGGTCAAAAAATCCTCATATAACTTATCCGAACTTGAAAAGGTCATGGTTTCTCCTTTTTGACCTTATTTATAAATAAACGAAAAGGAGATTTATTATGGATAGAGTTTATTTCGAAGCGAAGCTTGAACAGCTCAATAAACAACTTGGCGAACAAAGGGGTTTAATGATGAAGGCTGGAAGAGAGAAACAGGAAAGGGAACGCCAAATTTACTTCGGGAACGTAAGGTACCTGGAGGGACAACGTGACTTGATTATTCGTTTAATTGAAGCACGGTCGGGGTTCAATTATTCCTGATTATGTTTTCTCATATAGGCGCTGGAACCAAAGAACACTGAAACAATCCCGCTGGTCGATATGAAGTATGTTTCAGCCAACGACCCGAGGATTGTTATTGCTGTTTGGAGTCCATAAATATCACACACTATGATCAATGTAGGATAAAGGAGCATCCCAAAAAGGGTAAACCATGCCATGCGCCTCATGGAGTCCTCCCTTTGGTCCTCATTTTCTAACTTTATCTTTTTCGCTATCTCATCAAGGTCTTCCTCACTCATATATCAGTTACCCCTTTTTTGAGATCCCCAAATAATTCAGGATCTTTTGAAGTTTGTGGCATGTCCCCTCTTTGAGGCGCACCTAAAATAGGGGGATTGTTTATTTTAAGTTTTAAACAATTTTTGGTCAATTCCTCCACCGGGTCGCTGTAAAACTTTTGGAGTTTTTCCATGTCGACATGGTTTTTAATGTAATTTTTGATAGCGCCCTCCGAGGCATCGTAGAGGTTTTCCCCCTCAATGTCCTTGCGAATCAAAGTCCCGGTATTAGAAGCGATGGTCGCCTGGACCGCCTTGAGCATCGAAATAGGACTTAAATTCCCATCGATATTGATGCACTCCACCTTTGCTTGTGGGTTTGAAACGTAGATTTCTGACCAACGGTGGTGACCGTCGACTATGAAGGTCCTTTGGAACGTGACGATAGGTTTTTTGATGATTGCCGGGGTGGAGAAGCAAGCCTCAAGGTTTTTTCCGGAACATGTATATTTAAGGGTTTCCCCAAAACCTATTTCACTTTGAGAAGGCAACAACTTGAAAACCGGGATTACAATTTTTTCAAGTTTGAGTTTAACGTCGGCTAGTTCCCCTCCAAAACCTAGACTCAGTATAAACTTTAATTTAGGGTCTTTAACAAGGTCCTGCATAAAGTCCATACTGTCATCATATTCCTTATCCCGGAGCATGTCGATTAGTTCGTCATAGACCTTTTGGAGGTCGCTCTGCCCCTTGAGTTTCTTTATGTCTGACTGGGAGGATTCCCGTAAAAAATGTTTTAGTTTCATATATTAAACCCTTTTGGTTTTTAAACCACCCCTAAACCCATTTAAGTTTTGACGGCGCTTTTAACCTATCAAAACAGGTGGAGGATCTGAGTATTTGTTTTTCAATTCCTCGTTGAGCACTTCAAGTTCTGAATTACCCTCGGACTTCATATCCCCGTAATTGATTGCTGCACCTCCCACCAGGTTCCCGGTGTACTTCCCTGTTATGGTTCCCCATAAAATTTTAGTGCGTGCAATTACATACCTTTTGATCCACTCGTGGTTGTAAATGAGGTCATGGTCGTCAGCGACGTACTCATATTGAAAATGGAGGAGAGCAGGTCCCTTATACACGTCAAATACCTGGAGGACCTTTTTATAAGGATTGAAGTTGTAATTGATTCCATCCCCAAAGTACTTCTCTAAAACTGCCCGTGTGTTGGAAATACAAATAAGGTTAGACGACATACTCCCGGTTACATTGTCAGAGTAAAATTGCTGGGACCAAAGGTCGGGGACATAGTTAATCCCATAGTTATTGCTAAAGTTAGCAATGTTCCCCAGGTTCCCTCTTGACAATTTTACTATGTTGGTTATATTAGTGGGCATTTGGTATTCGCCCTTACCCTTTAGTTCAATACATATGGACGCTTCTAAAGTTCCGTAGGCGTATTCAGTAAATAACTGGACAGCGTCGTCAATTATATGGGATATTTGCACGTCGGTTACTTCGCATTCAATTTGCGGGGCACCCAACATTTCCCGGACGTAGGCTGTTAAGAGCAATTTGCTATCAATTTTCATGATCCCTTCCTTTTTTTATATTTATTTTCCTTAAGGGGGTGGATTTTTGTTTTGAATCACTTATAATATATAACATTAGGAAATGATTAGGAGTGAGAATATGGATTACGAACAGAGATCAGAGCTTTACAAGTTTATCATTATTATCCTTGCCATTCTGTGTGTGCTTTTCACTGCCATGAAGATTCAGTATGACAAGGAGGACAACTCTTCATTATACGTTTGCAAGGATTCTAAATGCGTACAAGTCCGTTAACCCCCATTACCCCTTTAACTTATGGAGCAAAGGGGGTTAAGAATGTAGTTTACACCATTGAAATTCAGGAAGCAGAGGACCCGACATTGGTGGGGTCTGTTTGGGAGACTGACGGGATAACAGCAAAATGTATCCTCCCGGCATTATCGATATATGTTCCGGGTATCATTATCCCTTATGAAAACCTAGGGAATTTTTCCTCAGTGAGACTTTCCACCCTGTTGGATTAAAGTCAGTAAGAGATATAGATTTTCAGCCAGTAGATCGAGGTAGTAGGTGTCTTCCGGTATCCCGGATGCATTTATTACCTTCCATCCTCCCCATTCAGGATACTCCATTCTGGAAATCCCCAGGTATATTACTTCACCCCTTTCAAACGTTTCCTTCGCCTTCTTAAAGCTAATCATTCTTCCCTCTAAGAGATATAATCATTTGGTATGTTTCCATGTTCTTTCTGAGTGTTTCAAGCTCCTTGAGGATCGAGCTGAGTTCCCCGGAGGTGCGTATATCAAGCTTTTCAAGGTCCTCCAACCTGGATCCCAGTTCGTCTATGTTTCTTTCAAGGGCTCTCAACTCGTTGTTGATGGTTGTGTTGGTTTGCTCTGACTCCTTTACAAGGTCCTGTACCTCCCTCATCAAATCATGGTTGCGATCCAACCCGGTTTTCGTGGATTTTACATACCGAGTGTATTGTTTCCAAAGGTGGATACAAACAAGGCATACACCAACAAAAGCGACGGAAGGGGTTAACCCCTCCTCCAAAATGGTTTTGAGAATGTCCATATGTGACCTTAAATTTTTTTCTTTATTTATAAATAAACCTGGATAAATGCTGTTTTATCCGTTTTTCAATTTTAAATGTCGCCGTAAGGGACAAGGAGATAAAAATGTTTTTAGTTAAGAATTACACGCCAACACCTCGAATCGCCTTGGAATCGTTTATGAAGGAAGCTGAAAAGTTCCTCCAAGATCCATTTTCAAGGGAACAAGCCCCAAAATACCCATTAACTAATATAGGGTATTGCGGAAAAAACCTTGTTTTCGAATTAGCATTGGCGGGGTTTAAGAAGGAGAATATAAAGGTCTCGTACGTTGGAAATGTAATAACTGTGCAAGCAGTTTGGAACCCAACGGAAACTCATGGTTGTGAAAATGCCTGTAGCCCTAATGTAACAACTTGCTGTACATGTTGCTCCGATGAAATCCAGTACATCCAAAAGAACATATCCAACAAGGACGTTTGCAGAAAGTTCTATTTGGCAAACGAGTACCTTGGAAGCACAATTAAGTGGAAATTTGTAAATGGGTTGTTAACCATCGCTGTGTACCCTAATGAAGATACGACAGTCGTTGATCCTTCCGGGGATGATGAGGATATAACCAGTACAGAGTGTACATGTAATTGTTGTTGTGCTCAGAACTCCCAGAGCGATTCCACACAGCAGGGTACCTCCGGGTCTGAGGGTGGAGACACCCAAAGCGGGACCCAGCAGGGTACCTCCGGGTCTGAAAGTTTAAATCCATAACTTCAAAAAGGACCGGGGAAACCCGGTCTATTATATAAGGAATCAAATATGAAATTTAAGAAATTGCTTGAGGCAGAAACCCCAACAACCGTAAAACCCAAAACAAAACAGGAACTCATAAGGATCCTGGATGAGACCGTGGAAGCGGAGGGTCCTGATTGCGACCTCAACTTCATCGACACCTCCCTTATAACTGATATGAGTGATCTGTTTGCAGGGTGGAGGCATTTTAATGGAAATATCAGCAAGTGGAGTACCTCCAAAGTAACC